CGCCATTGATGATGGTGATCCTGTAGTAACAGAGGATGCCAGTGTTGTTCGCGGTCTGGTAGCTAGAGCAAACAAGGTTGTTAATCATAATCTGATTGGCTTTGATGCCCCGCTGTTGGAACAGTTGTGGGATGTCAAAGTACCGTTTCAGAAGATGCAGGACACTCTGGTCATGTCGAGGCTGCACGACCCCTGCAAGGACGGTGGTCACAGTCTTGCTGCATGGGGAACTGCCTTGGGATGCAACAAGGGTGACTTCAGGGACTATGATGCCGGGTTCTCTGATGAGATGGCTGAGTATGCAAAGCAGGACATAGTGGTTACAAGGAAGGTGTATAAAAACTTGCTGAAGGTACTGAAGGATGATGATTTTTCAGATGAAAGTATCAAGCTGGAACATCAGGTGGCATACATCTTGAAGAAACAGGAACAACATGGTGTGATGTTTGATATATTTAATGCTCTGAAGCTGCGTGACAGTCTTAACTTGAGAATGATTGATATTGAGATTGAGATGCAGGAGGCTTTCCCGCCCATCATCACTCCCAGAATAGGTAAGAGAGGCAAGCCATTGTCTGACCATGTTGAGGTCTTCAACCCCGGTAGCAGGCAACAGATTGCCAAGAGACTGGAGGGCTTGGGTGTGAAGTTCACTCAGCAGACTGACAAGGGCAGAGCGAAGGTTGATGAGAAGGTGTTAGCTGGAATCGAAAGACCAGAAGCGAGGCTGATAGCGGAGTACCTGATGCTACAGAAACGTGTTGGTCTTGTTGACCAGTGGATCAACTACTGTAAGCCTACGCACCGTATTCATGGAGGTGTCATAACCAATGGCGCAGTGACAGGACGTATGACACACCGCACCCCAAACATGGCACAGGTTCCTTCCTGCTCCGCACCCTATGGTGAGCAATGCCGTGAGCTGTTCATTGTACCTAAAGGTTATAAACTTGTTGGTATTGACGCAGCAGCACTGGAACTCTGTATGCTGGCGCACTACATGAATGACCCTACGTTCACTACTGCGGTAGTCTCAGGCAAGAAGGAAGACGGTACGGACGTACACACGGTGAATATGAAGGCTGCTGGCCTACCCACCAGAGACCTAGCCAAGACCTTTATCTATGCCCTGCTGTACGGTGCTGGGCCGGGTAAGATAGGCAGGATCGCTGGCGGTGACTACGCTACAGGGGAAGAACTAATGTCACGGTTTATGGAGAACATGCCTAAGCTGAAAGATGTATTGGTGATGGCGAAGGCAAAAGGAAGGGAAGCTCGCATGATGATTGATGGTTTAGATGGAAGACAGCTACGCATCAGATCGGAACACTCTGCTCTGAACACGCTGTTGCAGGGAGCAGGGGCTATCGTAATGAAGAAGGCTCTTGTGTTGTTTTACAACAGTCTGGTGTCACGCAAGATACCTGCTAATTTTGTATTGAATGTTCATGACGAGTGGCAGCTTGAGGTGCAAGAGGACTATGCAGAGCAAGTAGCTCAGTTGGGCATTGAGGCAATCAAGAAGGCAGGTGTTGATCTCAGACTGGCATGTGCCTTGGATGGCGAAGCAAAGATAGGAAATAATTGGGCAGAAACCCATTGACAACACTAAATTTATACTTTACTGTGCAGTAACTACCTAGCTATGGAGGCTATATAATGAGTAATTTCAAACGTAGTGACAAAAGTTTAGTTCTGAAAGATGTCGAAGTACGCTGGGCCAGTCTCAGCAAACCAAACAATATGTCTGGCAAGTACCAGATTGATCTGAGCAATCTTACTGACGCTCAGATAAAGCAGATTGAATCGTTGGATATAGACGGCATCAAGCCCAGCATCCGCACCAGAGAAGATCAGCCGGAAGCAGGTAAATTCATTACCGTTAAATCCAACAGAGAAATCTATGCTCTCGACACTAACGGAGACCGCATCAACGTCTCTGTAGGCAACGGCAGCAGGGCTAATCTGCGCATAGGTTCTTACAAGTGGAAGAAGCCTGTCGGCAGTGGTGAAGGTGTGTCCTTGACACTGGATAAGCTGGTGATTACCAACCTGATTGAGTACGTCCCTGAAAGGGATGACTCTGAATTGTTCAGCACCGACACAATTTAATTGTCATGGCCCAGCCAGCGGTGGCTAACACTGGCAGTCAAGGCATGGTTTCTCTTGATTTCCTCCCATGTGACTTGACCGTCTGCCCCACGATACGGGGCATTGCTATAGGGGGACAAAGTAGATGATGATTATTACACAAGTATCAGAGGAATGGTGGATACTTACCAGTAACGATGGCTGCCGTAGCCTGACATGGTTTGGCTATAGCAGACCGGAAGTGGTTGGTAAGTTCAATGCATACATCCGCAAGATGGAAGTGGAGAAACTACGATGCTGCTGATTGATGGGGACATCATTGCCTACCGGGTGCTGTTCAGCAAAGACGCTGAAACATTAGGCTCCATGTATTCTATTATTGAGACATATATCAATAATATTATTACTAACGCTGACCCCGACATCAAAAGGTATAAAGTCTACCTGACAGGCAAAGGCAACTTCAGGGACGACATCGCAGTTACCGCACCCTACAAAGGCAACAGACCATCAGAGAGACCTGAAGGGCTGGAAGACATCCGAAAATACATGCTGCTCATGCACCCCAGTGAGTTGGTTGAAGGTCAAGAGGCAGACGATAAGATTGCTATCGAAGCCACTCTCCGGGGCGAAGCCTGTGTAGTCTGCTCCATTGACAAAGACTTGGATCAGATACCCGGCAAACATTTCAACTTTGTTAAAAACATTCAATATTCTATTAGTCCCCAGCAGGGATTGTTGAACTTCTATTGTCAGATACTGACAGGAGACAGAGTAGACAACATTGTTGGGTTGAAGGGTGTCGGGCCTAAGACAGCTCTGAAAGCCTTGAAAGACTGCAAGACTGAATTGGAGATGTATCAGAAGTGCTTGGAGATGTACGAAGATGAGCAGAGGGTCATTGAGAACGCAAGGTTATTATGGCTCAGACGGCAGGAAGGACAGCAGTGGAACCCACCTGCGGCAACTAAAACTACCGAGGCCCAAGTCAGTGAAGAAACGCAGCAACCAGAAACCACCAAAGGGCTATGATAGTTGGTTTGAATATGAACTACACCAGAAACCTCTGAGAGCATGTAAGTGTCACACAGAGACAGTGCAGTATGTGCAGGTCAAGACCTACGAACCTGACTTCATTTACTACAACACTGCTGGTGGTAAACAAAAGTATAAAATATTTATTGAAGCTAAGGGCCGCTTCAGGGACAGAGGGGAAGCAAGGAAGTACGTTGATGTTAAGAAGGGATTAGACAAAAGCGAAGAACTTGTATTTGTTTTTTATAATCCCAAGACTCCAATGCCGGGAGCTAGGAAACGGCAAGACGGTACTAAGCTAACGCATGGAGAATGGGCTGAGTTAAACGGCTTCAGGTACTTCACCGAAGAAACAATCCCAGCTTCTTGGGGTAAGAAATGAAAACAAAAGGAGGAATAACTATGTATCTACCTGTGTACATTACTGGCTTAATCGCAAGTTGTTTTTGTTTTTATGCAACACTGCGTTTCCTGAAAAGTGTAGTATCTGATGTAGAAGATGATGAAGATACGTTGTATGCCTCAGAGATTATGGACGGGTTTCTGATTCTAACCTGTTTTGTAGGGGCTGCTGGATTACCTCTGGCTTTAATCATACCTTTGTTTAATTTGTTGAGGTGATCTAATGCGCATACTCTGTATCCCTGACACTCAAGTGTCTCCTAACGTACCAACAGAGCACCTGTTGTGGGCTGGGCTGTACGCAGTAGACAAATATCCTGATGTTATTGTCTTTATCGGGGATCACTGGGACATGCCAAGCCTGAGCAGCTACGACAAGGGTAAGAAGTCCTTTGAAGGACGTAGGTATATTAAGGACATTGATGCTGGCAATGCAGCTATGGCTTTGTTTATGGCTCCTATCCTGCAAGAACAGGAAAGGCTCAGACGCAACAAGGATAAGATATGGAAGCCTAGATTAGTATTTACTCTTGGTAACCATGAGAATAGAATCATCAGAGCTATAAATTCTGATGCGATGCTGGAAGGCTTGATGAGCTACGATGACTTTGCACTAGCGCAGTGGGGCTTTGAAGTCTATGACTTCCTTGAACCTGTAGTAATCGAAGGTGTTGTGTTCAGTCATTACTTTGCCAGTGGCCCTATGCTGAGACCTATTACATCTGCCAGAGCATTGCTGACTAAGAAGCACATGAGCTGCTTTATGGGACATGTACAGGACAGGGACATTGCCTATGCCTGTAGAGCTGATGGTACTAACATGACAGCTATCTTTGGTGGTATATTTTACCAACACGATGAGGACTACCTTGGCAGGCAGGGCAACAATAGCTGGCGAGGGATATGGATGCTTAACGATGTACGCAACGGCAGCTTTGACGAGATGCCAGTGAGTCTTGAATATTTGAGAGGTAAATATGGTAGGCACTGAACAAGAATGGAACGAATGGGCTGAACGCAGGTTACCGAAGTGGGATACTAACCGTCTTACAGCGAAGCTGCCTAATTCCTATGATGAGGTACAGAAGCCCCAGCACTACAACAGCGGCAAGGTAGAGTGCATCGAGGCTATAGAGGCTTCGATGTCACCAGAGGAGTTCAAAGGGTATCTGAAAGGCAACACATTGAAGTATCTGTGGCGGTACTCTTACAAGGGTAAACCAGTACAGGACTTGGAGAAGGCACAATGGTATCTCAAAAAGTTAATAGAAGCACAGTGATCTATGCTTGAGATTAAAATCCAACCAGAATGGCTCGACTACGCCAGAAGCAAAGTAACAAACAAAGCCTTCAACAAAACAACTATTGTTGATAGTGGCGGTGGGCAGCTTGTGGGTCTTCTGGGAGAGATTGTGTTTGCTCAGTGGTTTAAGTCTTTATCCAAAACAAAGATAGAGCATGTCGGTTTTAATAACTATGATTATGATTTTTTAATAGATAACAAAAGAATAGATATTAAAACAAAGAACTGCACCAGTGTTCCGCAGCCTTGGTACACTGTACATATAGCAAGGTCTCAAGAGAAACAAGAGTGTGATGTTTATGTTTTTGTTAGGGTTAAAGATTACGAAGTGGCTTACTTGCTAGGCTGGATAACTAAGCAAGAGTTCTGGGAGGGAGCTAAAAGAAGAGATGTTAAGAAAGGAGAAAAGGAATCTAATGGGTTCACTGAAAAGGCAGATGCCCGTAAGATGGACATTAAAGATTTAGAAGATATGCAGACTTGGTAGGGAAGCTACTGAGCCATCCGAGAATAACTAGAACAGCTCAGTAGTACGCTTCAGCCCTGCTAGGTATCTCCAGCCTAGCGGGGTTTTTTATTTTCTATTCGCTGCGTCTTTTTCTATCCCGCCACCAAGCCACTGATACCAGATACGTCCTCCTATGGGGAGCTGGCTTAGAGTTTTTTCAGGAAGTAAATCTTCTTTGGTAGCTGCTGCGTTTATGTCCTGCACAACCGCATCAAGCCAGCCAACAGGGGGCATGAGAGTATTAGCAACAAATTGAGATACTTGGCCCTGTCCCAGATAGCGTTCGGTTAAGTAGGAAGACACGCCAAATAGTTTAATCACGTTAGTAGCGTACTCATCTGGGATGTTCTCTAACGCAGCCTCTCTGCCTAACATGGCATTCTTTAGCTGATCCACTGAAGCACCCATCAACGGAATAACAGTCATATAAGAAACTAAAAACTTTAAGGCTTCTTTCTTGTTGCCCTTAGCGTACTCGTCAATGATATTTCTGCGCATCAAGTCTAACTGCCTCAGCGCAAACGTCTTCATACTATATAAGATTCTGCCATTAGGTGACTGCAAATATTTTATAGGCATCTCAGATAAGGCAATAGGTTGCACATCTGCCAACTCATTCCAAAGAAGATATTTAACATTATCAGTCATGTTCTCAGCCTTCAGGTCATTCAAGAGCTGTTCAGTTTCCTCGCCAAATATCTTTCCATACTTGTTGCGTATAGCTTTAATACCGCCCTCACTCTTAGCTAGTGAAGTAAACTTACTAAAAGCAGAATTTATAAAAACATTCTTACCTAGCCTATCTGTAAAATGGAAACCAGACAAACGAAGGGAGCGATCCAACCATTTACTTATAGTGCTAGGGGAGCTTATCTCTGCGGCTATTACGTTGTCTAAACCCAAATCAGAAACGGAAACAATATTACGTTTCAACATAGCTGAGATGGTGTTGCGCATCCCGTTCATGACAGCAGACATCCCCAAGTCTTGAAGCTGAGTAGCAGCAGAGACAGGGTTCGCAAGCGTAGTCATATACCCAATACTTTTTAAATCTCTAAGGACTGCGTGGGGTTGTGTTGTGCCTGTAACAAATCTAGCTTTTAACAGCTCTGCAAGTCTGTCTGCCTGATCTGGATTAACATTCCCTTCTTTAATCTCTCTAGCAACAAAGCTACCTATAGTCTTGTCGAGGTCTAAGGAACGCACTCCTTTGTCTGTGCTGTCTCGCCCAAACAGAGACCGAAGCTCAATGTCGTCTACTGCTTTATTAATATATTGTACAAGTGAAACAGGAGCTTCAGTGTACTCGTCCAGTATGTCGTCTGTAATTTGTTGTATTGTTCTTATCTTAGTAAAGCCGGGAGCAGCTTTGTTGGGCACAACACCACGCAATGTTTTATTAAACACATCTATAACTTCAGACTCAGGCAGCGCATTGATGTAGCCCTGTACTGTTTTAGCTTGGATGCCTAATCTATTGCCTGCACTCTTGAGGTTTGTGAGCAAGATAGTTTGCTGAGGAGTATTTAATTTCTTAGTTAAGCTGGCGTAATCTTTGACTTGACGAGGGAAATAATTCTCTAAGTAACCAAGATCACGATAGCCAGCATCTTTTAATTGCCCATGCAGCTCGCTAAGAACTCCCTTAACCTTATTTAATTCAGGGACTAGAGCAGGGTTCTCTCTTGATATAATTTTAGCAGCGTCATCCAACTCTCCGTTGTAAAGAGCAATCGAAGCACTACGCTGAGTCTGTTTTGAAAGACCAGTAAATCCTTTTACAAAGGGGGCTATGCGGTTGTTTAGTTCTGCTTTCTTGGTATGTGTTGCAAAGTCAAACTTACGGACTCGTCCAAGCACAGGCTCTGATATCTCTCTCATTGCCGTACTCATAATACTCAGCCAGTTGTCTTTGAAAGCTCCGCTAGAAGCATTACTGAAGGCTGAGTTCCTTACTTCCAAGGCAGTCAACGCTTCTTGAGTAGAAGGAATAATTACTCGTCTGCCTGATTTATTTATAGCAGCAGCAACTTCTTCAGGAGCAAGATTCAAACGTGAAGTAACAATCTTTGGTATTTCTTTTACTGGGGTTCCTGCTGCAATTTCTTCAATCAGTACATTTTCAATATTATCTACAGTAGCAGCGGCATCCTCTATTGCCAACCTTTCAGCTCTAACTGCGGCTCTGTTGGCTATTTTCTGTTGAATTGTAGATACTGTCTTACCAAGTACAAAACCGCCAGCGGCTCCTGCTGCCGTCAATGTTGCCAGTTCTTGTGGTTTTATTTCTCCTGTCTTGGCAAGCTGCTCTGCCATATTCATCTCGCCAGAAAGCAAACCAGCAGCTAAGGACACCCCCCGCGCTCCTAATTTCTCAGGTGCTGCTATGAGCGTAGTAGGAGTAGATAAAGATTTAAGGAATATCCCAGCAGTGGCTGCGTCTACCTCATACCATGCTTGATTATCTTTCTCTTCCAAGAAACCAGAGTCAATAAGGGCTTTGTTTTGGGTGTACACGCTGTCTGCTTTGACCTGCTGTATCCTCTCCCTTCTTTGGTCAGGTGTCATTTGAGAAAACCCTGCGCCATATTTCTCGTCAGGAGAGATGTAAGCTATGCTGCCATCAACAATACCTATAGAACCTATTGGAAACTTACTTTCAAGATAGTCTCCCCAGTTGCCTACATCAGTAGTAGTTGAATCCCAACCATAAGAAAATTTCTCCCATGCAGTAAGACGGTCTGTCACTGCTTCTCTCAAAGGAGCTACTGTATTTTCTTGCTCAACAAGAGTGCCGATAATATCCGATAAAGGATAGCCAGCATTAATAGCCCCTTCATAATCATAGTTATGTCTGGAAGCTAACGACTTAACTATGTCTTCATCTGGAACGCCAGCAGCTCTGGCGGCTTCTAAATCAAAAGCCATAATTAATTCTCACTTACTGGGCTTGATGTGTTATTATAAAAAGATTCAACAGAAGGGGCTGGAGTTAGTGCCTGTGAAGAAGGAGCAGTAACACTAACATTTCCTTCTTCATCTACTGAAATTCGCCCACTACTTCTAAGACGTTGAGCAGCTTCTTCAATGTTGTCTTGGAATGTTCCGCCTTTTTCTGCTTTTACTCTAGCAGTTTCATTGGCAAGCTCATTAGCAAAAACTTCTCTATCTTCTGAAGACATTAAATCTTGGTCGAACCACCAACTTTTAATAGCTGTTGTATTTCTTGTTACCCAAGAACTCGCTGCTTCTTTTTCACCTTGCGTTGGAGTGGATATAGGTCGAGGCTGCGGTGCGGTCTCTTGTCTTTGAGCTTCTGCTTTTGTTTGCCAGTAATCTTCCATTGTGCCTTCTGGGTTCTCTTTCTTCCACGCCTGATATTCAGATTGAGAACGTGTAGTATTTGTTTTCCATGTAACAAAAGAAGGATAGCTTGTGTCTGCTCCCGGTGCTTGAGCAGTTTCCCATGCCGCCCACTCAGCTTGAAACTCATAAGTCTTAGGTGCTTCTTCTTTGAAAGAATCCCGTATGTCATTTAATTGGCTTATTATATCTGAAGCAGGTAATTGGCCTACAAGAAGTTTTATATCTTGCATGGCTGCTTTAGCATCTTCACTTTTTGCATTTGCTATTGAGCTGTCGATAAAATTAATAAGCGTGTCGCTCTGCTGTATTTTTTTATCTTCTTGTAACTTAAGTTCATTAGCCTGCGCCATAAACTGTATAGCTTC